TATTCATTACGTTAAAAAAGTATCTTTCTGCAAACAAAGCGGTTCAACAACTACTGCATATTGTGCATTACCCATTATTTTACTTTACCTTTTTCCCCTATATGTATTTTTTTGTTACGCAACGGTTTATCTCCATTATTCAAAAGTATCGGCGTCCGCAAAAAATCAACGCCTCAATGAGAGAAATCGTAGAAACCCACCTGCTCAACAATTTGCTCATTGGTGTGATGTATTATTTATTATATTCTTATGAAATACTCAACCAATACATCCTTTCCCAATGCTTTATATTTAGTATTGGGTTTTTTATGTTTTTCAACCAGCACACCTTTAACCCCGCCTATGTGGAAAATCGCGAGAACTGGACATTCAAAAATAGCGGATTGTTGGGCAGTTCCTTTATACAAGTGCCTAGGTTATTATCGTTTTTTACGGATGGTATTGAATACCACCACATACACCATATCAACTCCAAAATACCGGGATACAATTTGCATAAATATCACGACGAGGTGGTTGCCACTAGCACCGCGTTTGATAACATTACCAAGCTAACCTTGACGGATTGCTTTAACAATATCTGGTTAATGATGTATGATGAAGAAAGAAAGAAATACATTACAATGGCCGAAGCGTATGCGATTGCGAAAACCAAAGAATCCCATAAAAGCGAGTAACCCGCTGTAATCACGCGTTGATTTATTATTTATTATTTATTTATAAAATTGATTTTTTTGTTATTATTATATTGACTTGAAGACATCCATATAATAATTTATAAAATGAACCAAACGAACTTAATGAACCAAACGAACCCAACAACCGATATGAATGGTATGGAAATGCAATTGGATACCGTCTTGTATTCCATAAGCAATGTATCCAATAGCGAGATAATGGCGCAGAATGAAATCTACCGCGCAGAGCGGACCAAGCTGTGCAACGCGATTAAGCAATGTCACAATCTGTTATATAGCAATTGCTCCGTGGTCGGAACCAAAGCGCAAAACGATATTATGCGCATTTTATCGCTCGTTATTTTGCGCCCCTACTTTGTGGGAAATTATCCCGAGATTGTGGACAGGTATAACGTAGCGCAAGTCGCTCAAAATATTTCCAACGAAAAAATGAACAAATACAGATTGTATTGCGCCGACTTGATGTCCCTTGCCAAAAAGGACGCTCCCTTAAACGAGTGGCGCAACTTTGTTTCCCAATTCCTAGTGCACGTGTTGCCCAACATTTATTGCGAGAATGACAGCAAGTTCGCGTGCAACGATGAAAAAACCATCATTCAAATCATCGAAGTGTTAACCAGCTTGGATATCAGCGCGCAGTTTGTGGACGCATATTCCACCACTTGCGGGGATATTTATGAAGCATTCCGCGCCTATGGTGGGGGCAAAGGTGGCTCCAAAGAGTTAGGCCAATATTTCACCCCTCGCAATCTAATTCACATCATTATTGCTGGCACGATGTTCGGCAAATATATTTGCGCCCAGCTTACAAGCAATATTCTCGCGTATGACTGTTGCGCGGGCACGGCAGGCTTATTGACGCGATTGTTTCAGTATTGCAATCAAGCGGGGTGTCCTATCTTGCCATCCAGCGTATACGGTTGTGAAACCGAACCCGATACGATTAAGTTTGGCGCGCTCAGCGTTCTTCTCACCTCGCAACGCTATAACCCCAATATTATCAAATGCGATAGTTTGTGCCAGAACCCGTTTCTGTTTACCAAAAAGTGTAACGTCATCTTTACCAACCCGCCGTTCGGGACCAAAATGACCTATACCGATTTGCAAGCCAAGTTCAACGACTACAAGGGGAAATACGGGTTTGGCGAGTCGCCTGTTCGGTTTGAAGACATTTACCCAATCCAAGTAAACAACGGGGCGTGTCTATTTATTCAGCATTGCGTATATATGCTAGAGGCGGGAGGCATTTGCGCCGTGGTTCTTCCAGATGGCGAGCTCTTTATACGCAAAAGCTTTCAAAAGTTTCGTAAATGGTTATGCGATACGGTTTGCATACAGCAGATTGTCAAAGTCCCCGCAGGCGTATTTGAGCACGCAGGCGTAAAGACCAATGTGCTCATCTTTACGAAAACCGGTCCCACCACGAAGCTGGAATACATCAAGACAAATAAGGAGTGTAGTGTCGTGCAATATATGTTTTCCGTAGACTATGCGCGAATTGTCAAGGCGGGGTATTCCTTTGATGTGTCCAGTTATGTGGAGGCGCCCGCGCAGAATGCGTCCTCGGTGCCTTTGGTGGAGCTTCGCGACATATTGGTGGATTGCCCGACTACGCACACGATTAAAACAGAGGACCGGGTGGACGGCGAATATGAGTATTATTCGTGCTCAAAACACGCATCTACCAGCAACGAGTATCATTATTCGGGCGAGCACTTGATTCAAGCCTCCAAAGGCTCGATTGTAGAGGCCCTCTTCTACACGAATAAACCATTTGCGGTTAGCTACAATTTAATCATTTCGTCAATTCGCTCCGACAAGCGCGACAGCGTGTCTCTAGCGTATGTGTATGCGTTCTTGAAGTTCAACCGACAGCTCATTAAGATTTCTGGAAGTGGTCCTCCCACGATTAACAAAGACACCTATTACAGTATTAAAATCCCGTTGCCGTCGCTTGAAATACAAATGCAGGTGGTCCAACACGTGAGACAATTAGAGGAAAATAGCAAAACAATCCAACTGCGCATAGAGCAACTGAAGATGGAGGAAGAAATGTATAAAAAGTATGCGTATGTAGCGGATTTGCAAGAGATTTGTAGCGAATGCTCCGTGGAAAAGACCCTTGCGGAGCTGTGCGAAATCAAAATCGGCGGAACTCCGCGCAGGGATACCCCCAGCTATTGGGAGAATGGCGTTCATCCGTGGGTGTCCATACGCGAATTAGATAACAATATTATTTACAATACGAAAGAGCGTATTACCGACTTGGGAGTGAGTGAGAGCAACGTCAAGCTCATCCCCGCGCAAACTATCTTGTTCTCGTTTAAGCTGAGTATTGGTAAAATGGCGATAAGCGGGTGCGATTTGTATACAAATGAAGCGATTGCCGGGCTCATTATTCGCGAAAACACTGGTCTGCCAATCAATATGCAGTATCTGTATTATTATTTAAAAGAGCTTCATACCTTCAACGCAAGCGGGTGCATCGGTGGCGGGTCGTTAAACAAGGAGACCCTTTCCAAACTGGTCATACGCGTGCCAAAGGAAGAAGCCGATGTGCAGAAATGTATTGAAATATACAAGCGTAAAGATGAACATCTAAAAGAACTCGGCGCGCGTATGGAGGCCGGGGTGGCGCAGATGGAAGAGCTTTCTGAGCTAGGCAGGCACGTTATCAATGCGCTATGTATTGCGCCTTCACAAGTGGTTGCCGAAGATTCTACTGTAGAGCCCATTGCTACTTTGACCGAAGATTCTACTGTAGCGCCCATTGCTACTTTGCCCGAAGATTCTACTGTAGCACCCATTGCTACTTTGCCAGAAGATTCTACTGTATCCCACCAGACTATCAAAATCACACCGCGTAAAAAAAAAGTTGTCAAAAAGACCGCGACAACAGACCCCGATAATAAATAATACATCATAACTCATAACACATCTAATACATATACTCCCCTCGTTTCCCTCCATAAAACTTCCACAAGCATTGTTTGGGTATTTTTTTATCTATTTGGTTCAAAAATACCTCCTTATCTTCATCGTCCTCCATATTGTCCAGTCTTTCGTCCCCATCTGCGTCCCATTGTAAGCGTAACTCTTTCAGCTTGGCAATGCATTCTTCCTTTGAATAAAACTTAATTACTTCGGATGCTTGCTCTAAGTCATACGTGTCATACCACCCAAACCCTTCATACGTAATATGCGGCCACGACGGCAGAGCAAGGTCCATTCTTTTTTCCTTAAACACATAATACTCCTCTGCATTATTAATATGGTGCGTTCGCAACAGGCGCACAAACTCTTCCTGCGTGAGCGTCTTGGCGCTGGTTTTTAACGAGTTTCTGAGAACATCCAATACCTTCTCTCCCACGTTGGCGGTCCCGTTATACCCATTGGAATCCAAACTCTCCCCTCCGGCTCCGCTCGGTCCAGACGCATACTCAAACACAAGTTGTTCCACGCTTATCTCAATGTTGTATACCAAATACTTTAACACCTCAATGATTCTGGAATACTTGTTGCCTTTTTCATCCGACTCATCCATAAACACCGGCAACATCAGCTTCAACTCCTTGTCTTGGTTCTTCCCTTGCGGTCCCAACTTGTCCGGTCGTAATCCTCTTCCAATGGACTGCTTGATATCTTTGACAGACATTTTGGGGTCGCTAATGCACTCAAAATCCAGCTTCTTGAAGTCATACCCCATACTATATTTAGCCACCACATACGCAATGCTCTCCTCGCACTTTTCAAACTCGGTGACCGCTCGGTAATCATATGGGAGCGACAGGGTTGCCAATCGCTTATCTTGGGACGCGCCGAAATCGTCACCGACTAGCAAAAAGGGGCGGATATGGGTCTCTCGCTGTGCATATTTTACATAATGCTTGTAAAACAAATTGCACGCATTCTGTTGCTTGTTGTGAAAGCTGAACCCAAATGTTTTCTTCCCATTCACAAACCCATCTAGCATAAACTGCAACCAATTGGCGTCCACGCTGTTTGCGCAAAAGATATACGGCTTGACAGGACATAGCCACCCATCGTCCATCAACTGTTTCACGGTTATCTGTTTATACAGTTGTCCAAAGATGGACGGATTGTTTTTTATTAGTTCCTTGTCTGGAGACGCCGAGGTAAACACGCGATTACGTATTCTTTCGGTGTCTAGCAACCAGAACCGCTTGCTCTTATTCTCGGGTTGGTCTTGGTTCTCTTCCTTGCACCACTCTTCTATCCCCCAGTGGGCCTCGTCAAACCATACATCGATATTGGTTAGGTTGTGTTTCAAGATGAGCTCGTATAGCTTGTCCGCCGATTGGGTGCACGCAATGATAATCTTCTTTTTATTATTATTATTATTATTATTATTATTGTTTTTGTTGTTGTTATTGCGATTGTTATTCTTTTGTGACTTGCGGACACCAGCAAACCCCTTGTTACCATCATTCGTGTTGGTAGAGTAGTTAAATACTTCCACGTCTAATCCCAAGATAGACACATACTCGGCGCACACGTTTTGCTTGTTGACTATCTTCCTAGGAGACATAATCACAATCACTTTGGATTCAATGCGTTTGAAAATATTGTAGACAATATAGCTCTTGCCACCCCCTGTAGCCAGCTCTATATATATCTTGCTGTCATTATGTAGCGCGCGGGTCGCGTAGTCGATGAGCGCCATTTGGTAGTCTCGGCATACCCAATCGGCAGTCGGCACGTAACGGTTAGGACGCATTTGGCGCAGAACCTTTAACAGCGCGGTTGGGTTAATTTGTTGAACCAATTGTTTTACTCGGGTCGCGCGTTTTAACGCATTGATTTCTTCCGTGGTCAAGACGGTAAACTCGGTATTCAGTGTGCTCAAATACGGCACAATCATTTCAACAATCTCTTTTCTATAAAACTCCGTGCCTCCTCCGCGATACACGTGCAGACCTAGCCCGTGGAAATGCATTTGCATGGCGTTCTCTATTATGCGCGACTTTTTATGCGGAACTCGTATGACGAGCACAAACACCCCCCGCTCTATCTCGTTGGTTGCATAGGTAGAATCGCGGTCTGGCACCACGTCGGCGACACCCAGTTTGACTGCATCATATGGGTCATACGAGGGGTGGTGCCTGACGTAAATATAGGAATCGGCACTCGCATTTGCATTTCGGATGGGTGTATTTCGTTTACTCATTGTAGTATGTAATGTGTGTGTTTATTTGTGTGAATACGTTGGCGCGCCACACTTTATTCAATTTTATTTATTCATTTTATTTATGCATTTTTAT